AGACTCAATAACTACAGATGAAGGCCTCTTAGCCCCATATGCAGTTGGTGAGATTAACTTACAAGTCCGTTATCAGATTATGTAAGCAACCGTATTCTAACGCCTAATACAGATAAAAGTCTAGTCATGGCTTAAGAATACCTCTTAAGAGGAAAATACGATGAGTTTTAATTTACTTCGTAATAGTAGAGTTTTCTTTACTACTGCTGTTGGAACAAGTGGTGCCGCACTTGGAGTTATTGGTGGTAGCGGAGCACCAGCACTAGATGCTGCTAATACCAGAGAAATTCAAGTACTAGATGGTTTCGGTTTTAGTCAAAATACTACTAGTGAAACAGTTACACTTAATGAAACAGGTCAAACACCTGTTCGTGGTCAGCGTAGCTTTAACACACAGTTAGATCCTGTTGATTTTAACATGACCACATATATTCGTCCATACGACAATGCTACCACAATTACTGCAGAAGAAAGCGTTTTATGGAATGCTATGTTTGGTGTAGATGCAATTGGTGGTACTAATCCTGCATGGGAAAACGGCGATGCAACAACTACCCCACAAACACCAGCAACTTGCGTAGCTTCAAACAGTAACGTACATCAGCTACAGCGTTTTGGATTAATTGTTGTTATTGACACAGCTTGCTTTTTAATTGACGACTGCGTGTTAAATACAGCAACAATCGATTTTGGTATTGATGCTATTGCTAGTATTCAGTGGGCAGGTCAAGCCAAAGCTATTCGTCAAGTAACTGGACCTACAACTATTGGTAGCGGAACCTTTGCTGGTACCGGAATTTTTAATGCTTCAGCATTTACGCCAAAGGTTACCTCAGCAGCATTTATTGCTAATAAATTGAGTGTTGTATCACTACAAAAGAATCTTACTGGTACTGGTAGTGCAACAAACCCTTACTATAATGTACCACTAACTGGTGGTAACCTAACAATCAGTAACAATGTTAGCTACTTAACACCTGCTAATCTTGGTATTGTAAACCAACCAGTTACTTATTTTGCAGGTACTCGTGCAATTAGCGGTAGTTTATCAGCTTATTTACGTACTGGTACAGTACAAACAGGCGTAAATGATAGCGTTACATCTACACCTGCTGCTAGCGACGCAAAAACAACCGCACAGTTATTAAGTGACTTATTAGCAGCTAGTAGCACAGATGTAGACCCAGCATATCGTATGAAAATAGTTATTGGTGGTACTACTGCTGCTGATCGTGTTGAACTAAATATGCCTGGCGTTGTGCTAACAATTCCTACTATTTCAACTGAACAAGTTATTTCAACAACAATTAACTTTACAGCTCAAGGCGTTACAAGTAACGAATTTGATCTTGCTGCAGTTAATGAACTAGACGTTAAATACTACGCATAAGTTTTATCAACCGGAGCTAGTTAATACTAGCTCCACCAACAATTATATTATATGACAGATCTTAGTTTAAAAACACTATTAGTACCCTCAAAAAGCGTTCAGGTAGAATTTCCTGGTATGCCTGGTTTTATTATTGATGTAGCTTTTTTAAGTCGTGAAACTATTGTAAATATACGTAAACGTGCAACAAAAACTACATTTAAAAATCGTCAACCTCAAGAAGAGTTAAATGATGAACTATTCCTACAGTTGTACGTAGAGAATGCTGTAAAAGGCTGGACAGGTTTAAAAATTAAATACTTAGAAAAGCTAGCGCCCGTAGACGTTGCACATCTAGATCCTGAAGATTCATTAAACTACTCAGCAGAAAATGCGCTTTACTTAATGAAAAATTCTACAGATTTTGACAGCTTTATTAGTGAGCAGGTAAGTGACCTGGGAAACTTTTCGAAGAACAATTTGAAAGAGTAGAACGTCAACTAAGTAACTACTTTCAAAATTTGCAAGTAGGTGGCATTACTAAGGAGCACTACTTTGAAATGTGCGAAATGCTTGGTAATGAACCCGTAGAAAGCGAAATACCTGTAGAATTAGAAGATTTTCCGCTCGAAGTACAGCAAGCACTTAGTGTTTATCGTATGTTAAAAGATGAGTGGGAAGGTTTTAATGGAGTATATTTAGGTAAAAGTTTTATAGGCTTAACTGAAATACTAGAATATATGGAAATAGATTTTAGTGACAGAAAACTAATAGTATTATTAATTAAGCTAATTGACGGAATCAGAAGTACATTAATTAACACAAAAGAAAAACCTGCTAGTAAATAAACCAGCAGGTTTTTTTATTGCCAAAAATTTTTGTATTTGACATTCTCTAACCCTTGTGCTATAATTGGTGTAATCTCGCACAAAAACTGGCGAACTAATAAAAATCACCTGGAGCTATTATGGCAGGTAATACAATAGATATTAATCTTAGTGTACAAGATCAAAACCGTACACTACAAGCGCGTACTAATGATGCTAGAAGACTTAATGAGCAATTAGAACGTGCACAAAATTTATCACGCGGTACTGGTACTAGAACTGGTAATCAAGCTATGCGTCAAGCTGGTTTTGGTGGCGAAGTCAGTGAGTATAATATAGCTGGTGGAGCTAGCCAACGTGCTGGTGGCACTGCTAGAGATTTTGCTGATCAGGCTCGTGGTTTAGGTGGTTTAGTTAGGTTATATGCTGAATATGCTGCTAATCTATTTGCCGTAACTGCAGCTTTTACTGCATTAAGAAATGCTATGGATACCCAAATCATGATTCGTGGTATGGAGCAGCTAAGTGCAGCAACTGGCGACAGTTTGGCTAGTATGGCTAAAAGTTTTGCAAGTGCTACAGATGGCATGATTAGTTTTAGAGAGGCTGCAGAAGCAGTTACTAAAGCTACAACTAGCGGTATGGGTCGCGAACAAGTTATGCAAATAGCTGAAGTTGCTAAAGGTGCTAGCCAAGCACTTGGTGTAAATATGACTGATGCTGTTAGTAGGCTTACTCGTGGTATTACTAAACTAGAGCCAGAACTATTAGACGAACTTGGTATTTTTACAAAACTAGATAAAGCCGTTCAAGATTATGCACGTACGGTTGGCAAAAGTGAAAGCCAATTAACCGACTTTGAACGTCGTCAAGCATTTGCTAATGCTGTGCTTAAAGAAGGTAGAGATAAATTTAGTGAGATTGCTCAAGAAGGCAATCCCTATGACAAACTATTAGCCAGCTTAAAAGATACTGGCACACAAATATTAAATATTATTAACAGTATAGTAGCGCCTATCGCCAAAATATTTGCCGATAATCAAGTATTAATAGGTGGTGCTATTGCTATAATCACTAGTAGATTATTAACTAAAGCTATACCAGCCTTAAATGATTATGGCGAGTGGTTAAAGAAAACCGCAAAAGAAAGCGCAGAAGTTGCTAGAGGTATGAGTAGTGATGCTTGGCACGGACAATATACTCGTTTAGCAGATAAAGCTGGCATGAGTGCTAGTCAAAAGCGTGTAATGGATTTAGCTAGTGAAAACTTAAGTTTAGAAAAACAAATAGATGATACCAAGAAGAAGCAGGCTAACACCATTCAAGAAATAATTAAGCGCGATAATCAAGTAACTGTTATACAGGCAAAGATATTAGCAAATCAACGTGAGATTACAGCAGAACGCAAAAAGCAAGATACTATAGCACAAAATACTATAGATAGAATGGAACAAGAACCCACACTATTAAAAGATACTTGGGGTTTTATGAAGGCTAAAATAGCCGACATGGAAAATTCTAGAGCTCGTGGGTTAGACATTCGTAGCCAAGTAGTAGATGTTGCTCAAGATCAAGGCCCAATAGCTGCCCTAGAAAAGTTAAATGAATTGTTAGCAGCTAGTTCTGGCGCAATGGGATTTTTTGCTAGAGCAGGTACAAGAGTAGCTGGTGTTATAGCTATTATAGGGGTTGCTATAAGAACCGCTATAAGCTTTTTAGCTCCATATATAAAAGCATTAGGTGTTATAATAGCTATTTATGAAGTTTTAGCTCCTTATATACATAACAATACAAAAGAGACTGAAGCATTTAATAATAAATTAGATCAATTAACGGATAGTACAAAAACTGCTACTGATGTAAATGAAAAATATAAGCAAAGTTTAAGTACAGATGCAGTATTAGCATATGCTAATAGCTTTGATAGTGTAACCAAGTCTATGAAAGACACTATGGAAGCCTTTAAAGAAGCCAGAGCTGCTGCCAATCCTTTTGATAAAATACTAGATACACTCAAAGATATAACCCCTTTCTTAGATAGTTTACAAGAAAAAGCTGCGGCAGGATTAGCCGGTGCAGTGCAAGCTCAGATCAAAACACTTGGTGATCGTCCCGAAACCGAAAAGTATAAGCAAGATATAGGAAATGTACTAGGTATAGATCCTAAAAAGCCTATAAATGAAAAAAGTGTTAAAAACGCACTAGATAGTATAAGTGTATCTGCTGAGGAATTTGCTGATAGGCAAGAAAAGATTGTAGCCATAACTGAAAAAGCAAACAAAAAGTTTCAAGAGCAAACACTTTACTTAAAGGGTTTAAAGGAAGAATCTAGAAACGCTGAAAAAGCTGCTGCTAATTTTATGAACAGCTTAAAGGATACAAGTCAAATTACACAGTTTCAAGAAAACAATTTGAAATATCTTGTACAATTAAATAAAGCACTAGAATCTTCAGATTTTCGCTCACAGATTGCTGCACTTGATAGCTTAAAAGACGCTAATTTTGGAGCATTATTTGGGAGTGCAGCAGTAGAAGTTGCAAACCTAAGTGATCAATTTGAAGAAATGCAGCCTGGTATTGATGCTGCTAGTAAAGAACTAGAAAAAACCAAGAAAAGATTAGACGAACTAGGTGATGGGCCATTATTTTTTAGGCAAGCACAGGAAAAAGAAGGCTTAGAACTTTTGAAAAAAGGTTTAGAAGAAGTAATCAATTCTGGAAAAGAAAAAGCAGTACAATTAGGTGTAGCAATTGCAGAAGCTGTTAGTAAGGCAACTGCAGAGCAAGCTGATAGCATGTTTAAGAAATATAAACTAGAATTTCAAAAACTTGGCGTTGAGCAAGCAAAGTTTATAGCCTCAAAAAGTCCTGTAAAAACTATTGAAGGTATAGAGTATCAAGCAGAGTTAGATAAAAAGTTACTAGACGTTGACAGTGAACTAGTAAATTCAAACTATGATCTAGCAAAAAGTATTGATAGTCTTAATATGACTATACAAGCAGAAAGAGACTCAAGAACTCTAGAGCAATTGAAGTCAAAACAACAAGCTTTTGAAAGCGGTAGAGGATCGGCTCTTACTAATGGCGAACAGACGCAAATATCAAGATTAGAATCTAGTTCAAATCCTGAATTATTAGCAAGAGCTCAGTTACTATTAATGCAAACTGCAAAAGAACTAGGCATAACTCAACAAGCCTATGAAGCGGAAGTTACTAAATATACACAAATTTTTCCTGCACTAGCTGGTCAGCTTAATAGAAATTTAACTGCAAGCTTGAAAAGACAAGCTAATGCCTATAAAAAGGAACAAGTAAACGTAACTGCAGAAATTGAGAAAATAAATCTAAGTACGCAGCGAACAGTCGAAAGTCTTGATAATCAGATTCAAAGTATAAATACTGCTCTAACTAATATAGGTAATGATACTCCTGAGCGTATACAAATACAAATGAATGCTGCTGAAAGAATTTATAAACTTGAAACTGCCAAAATAGAAGCACTTACTCAGGCAAAATTAGATAATTTAGCTAAGCTAGAAAAAAGCTCTCAGCCTCCACCTACTACTGTATTGGCTGCAGAAAAGAAACGAATAGCTGACGAAAAAGCTATGGCACTATTAAAGCTGGAGCAGAATAAGCAGGAAAGAGATTTACAAAATGAAACACAAAAAACTTATCTAGAAGAAAAGCGTAAATTAGATGCTACAATTGCTATTACTGAAGCCCAAAAAGGATTAATAGTAGGTGAAGGAATACTAGCAGAAAAGCTTAGACAAACTAAAGATATAGTTTTAGAAAAAGCAAAGTTTGCACAAGACGAATTAGAGTTAACTAATAAATTAAATATTAGCAGAGCAAACTTAGCTAAATTTGATAAACAATATGAGGGTATGGAGTTTCTAACCCCACAACAGACAACAGATCGCGAAGCTCTAGCAGCCCAAGTAGAGGCAGATAAAAATGCCTTAGATAACAAAAGAAATATTAATAGAATTGTAGGTGAAGGCAACGCTTTACAACGAGCCCAAAATTTATTGGTTATGGAGCAAGCCCTAAATCAGGCAACGCTTGAATATACTTTAGCTAGAGAAAGTGCAGCTAATGATAAAATATTTGATCAAAGACAAACAGTACTTGATCAATCTGAACAAGAGTTGGGCATAAAAGAAAAATTAGGTTTAATTATAGATAGAGAATTGCAAGTAGCGCGAGCAGATTCAGCAATAAAGAAAGTAAACCTAGAATTTGAACGAGAAAGTTTTAGACTAAGCCAAGAAAAGTTAAGAATAGAACAGCAATTAAAAGATGCTCAAAAACGAGCTGGTATATCTCAAGAAATGGATGAGTTTGGAAACTTTACTTATACACAAAATGAAACTCCAGAAATTATAAATCTTCGTGGACAGCTCAAGTCTACAGATGAAGCCATTGACAGAACTAAAACTAAAGCCACTGATAGTATAAGAAGCATTACCAGAGACTTAGAAATTACTCCTAGAATGGAAAAGTATAGTCAGGCTTTTCAAGGATTTTTTGATGGCATGGCTGATTCTATCGCAAACTGGGCTATGACTGGTAAGTGGAATAGTAAAGATTTAATAAACAGTTTAATAAACGATTTATTGCGCTATGAATTAAGACTACAAACTCATGCACTATACGTGCAAACAATAAGGCCATTAATAGGTAATTTAGGTGGATGGTTAAGTATGACATTTGGGCCAGGAACTGCTACAGGTGGAAATGCTTTTAATGCTTATGTAAATGCTGGTGGATTTGCCAAAGGTGGTGCATTTGATACTATGGGCTCTATACCAGGCTATGCTAAAGGTGGAATGTTCACTAACTCTATAGTAAATAGCCCAACATTATTTAAAGCTGCTAAAGGATTGGGAGTAATGGGCGAAGCAGGACCCGAAGCCATTATGCCCCTAAAGCGCGATAGTCAAGGAAATCTTGGAGTTCGTGGAGGCAGCCAAGGAAATGTAGAAGTTGTAGTTAATAATTATAGTAGCGAAAAAGCAGAAACAAAAGAAACTACTGATAGCCGTGGAAATCGTCGTATAGAGGTACAAATTGGTGATATAGTTGCTGGCCAGATGAGTACTCCAAATAGTAGTGTTCAGCAAGCAATGACTAATGGTTTTAGTACAAGACCTAGAATGGTTAGGAGATAGTAATGGCAATTTTACCATGGCACACTAATTTACCTCAGGTACCTCAAAAAGATTTCCAAGAAACCGTAGGTATTAACATAATAAGAACTAATATGGACATGGGTCCAGCTAAACAAAGGTTACGCAGTAAGAGACCTAGTACCCTTCAACTAAATTTTATAATGACAAAAGCCCAAACAGAAACATTGGAGAGCTTTATTATAACTGATTTAGCAGGGGTTAAGAGATTTAGTTGGACGCATCCTAGAACTGGTGCTAGTATTGAGTGTAGAATAGTTCCGCAAGGTGAAGGCGAATTTTATACACTTAATTATTTAGCGCCAGATTACTATCAAGTAAACTTAAAATTTGAAATTTTACCATGAGTAGATTAAATAGGTTATCAGCCGCAGCTATTAAAGCAATGTTTTCATCAGAAACCGATGAACAACTTATAATGCTGATTGAAATTACTGATCCTACTATCAGTACGGCTACACAAACAATTAGTAGTACTAATGAAATAGCTATAACAAATATAAATTATTATAATATAGATGATAATTTAATTTTTACTAGTAGCATTGGTGGCTTAACTGCTGCTGCAACCTATTATATCGTAGATATTGATTATGTTTCTGGTAGAATTAAAGTTAGTAATACACCTAGAGGTACTGCAACTATATTAGGTAGTAGTACTACACAAACTACTTTTAAGCGAGTATTTAGAATAAGCGATAACTGGAAAGAACGTTTAAGTTATACTACAGATGAAGAAGTAATATATGGTGTAAAAAGTACAAAAAGTGGTTTTGAAAGACAATTTATTTTTATTCCTGTAGAAATAGAGTTACCACAAGAAACAGATAGCGGAGAGACTAGTTGTAGGTTAACCATTAATTATGTAACTCAAGAGTTAATAGACTTAGTCAGATCTAGTCTAACACAACCAGCAGATGTTGCTATTGAGTTAGTTTTATCTAGTTCTACAAATATTATTGAAGCCGAGTTTACTGGCTTTTTTATTACTAATGTAAACTACAATGCTAGTCAAATAACTTTTGAACTAAATATGATTCCTCTTAGTAGAGAGCCTTTTCCAGCATATAACTTTACCCCATTATATTTTCCAGGACTATTTTAATTATGTATGATAAATATATAGGAATCCCTTATCTAGAAAATGGAAGGTCTACTAGTGGGTTAGATTGCTGGGGGTTAGTACGCTTATTTTATAAACAAGAGTTTAATATTGAGCTGCCAAGCTATGTTGAAGAATATAGCGGTAGTTATGACCCTAAACTGCCAGAAACTATAGAAAATTATAAAGATAGTTGGACAAAAACTTGTGCTCCTAAATTAGGAGATGTATGCTTATTTAACATGCTAGGCGAGCCTACTCATGTTGGCATCTATCTTGGCGAAAATAAATTTTTACATGCTAGACAAGATCAAGCTAGCGTTATAGAATCTACACAAAGACCTATTTGGCGCAATAGACTAGAAGGCATTTACAGTTATACACCTAAAAGTAGTATTATACAGCTTACTGGGATGCCACATCCGTTTAAACAAGGAAAAATACTAGAATTTATTGCCGACGGAACTACTGTTAAAGATTGTGTCAACTTTATTACTGAAAAATATAAGATTAGTGCTAGATTAGTAAAGCAAATTATAGTGTTTGTTGATGGAGTACGAATTGCATCAGAGCAGTGGGCTACAACTGTACTTAAAGCTGGACAGCAAGTTACCTATAAAACAGTACCACAAGGTAAAAATGCACTACGTACAATTTTAATGATAGCAGTTATAGTAATAGCCTATCAATTTGGCGGACCTCTAGCTGCACAAATTTTTGGTACAACAGCTCCCTGGGCAGTTGCACTAAGTACTATGGCTATAACTGCTGTAGGCATGACACTAGTAAATGCTATAGCACCAATTAGACCTCCTAAAATAGAACCCACAGAAACTAGTCAACAATTAAATTTATTTAGTGGTAGCACAAATCGTGGCAATCCTTATGGAGCTATTCCCGTTGTATTAGGTCGCCTACAATTTACTCCACCACTAGGTTCGCAACCATATATTGATACACAAACTACTACTAGTTATATGCATATGCAATTAGTGTGGGGCTTTGGTCCACTACGCGTAGACCCAGATCAATTCTATATTGGTGCTAGTAAAATAGATAGCTACTATACTAATAATTTGGCTAATGAAATAGTACCAAAACCAGTTACTGTTCAAGGACTGGTCAATAGAACTACTGGTTTAGAAACTGAAACCGAAGCCATAACTGCATTTAATAAACTTTATCCTAGTATTACTGAACAACAATTTAAAAATGTAGATCTTGTAAACGATCCAGCTAACACAGAGGTAATTACCTTTCAGGAAACAGAAGCCACTAAAGTACAAGCTATTATTAGTTTTCCAGAAGGTTTGCGAAAAATTAATATTAAGGACGGAAAAAGCTCTGCCAGCGAGGTTAAAATCTTAGCTGTATTAGAAAAACTTCAAGGTAATACTGTAACTACAGTTAGTGATTGGGCTACAAATACTGCTTTTACATATACTTCTATTTTTGCCAGAGTACCTAATGGTGCTGATTATGACGGTAACATTACATACACAGATTTATATCAGAAAACGATATTTTGTATAACTCCTAAAAATGGTATAGTAGCCGTAAGCGGCACACCAAGCCAGCAACAGGGTGTAAATCCCACTAGTGCAATAATTAAATTATTAAAAGATAATAGTTTAGCTAGCCTAATACCTGATATAGATAATAATTATACTTTTGAACCCGTTATTCCTAGTGGATATAAACCACTCTATAATATAGTGCACAGCAAAGATTACTTTTCTATAAATGATAGTGTTGTATATGATTTAGCTAGTAGTGTAACCACAACAACAGCAAGTAGAACTAATGTTTTAACTAGTAGTACTTTTTCTCATAATGGCTGGGTCTTTACTACTAATATGATTGTAGAGCAAGGCGTAGATGGATTTGGTAATAGTCAGTCTATAGAGACTCGTAATTGGTCCATTAGTATTAGCCCAGGAACTCTTGGCAGCTCAATAGACTCTAGTAAGAATCTACCTCCAACAACAGGTGGTGGATTACCTAGTGTTCAAACAATCTGGACAACAAAACAAATGTTAAATACAGTTGCTACTAGTACGAGTGCATGGGGTTCGTTAAGTGGTAGTGAAAAAACATTTATGAATGAATATGCTGTATGGTATGGCACTGGAACAACATTTGATCATACTGTTGTAGTTAATTTTCCTTATGAAGGCTTATATACTGTTCAACTAGCCGCAGATAATCGCGGAGAAGTCATTATAGATGGTGGAAAACCAATAGTAATATCAGAAAATTCTTATAGATCTAAAAATACTTTATCAAGCGGTAGTGCGCCAATTGAAACAACTGTATATGTAAACGCAGGTAATAAATCAGTTAGAATAAAGGGTTTTAATTACGAGTCAAATACTGTTACTACTCTTGGAGGCAGTAATGCAGGTGTAGCTGTACGAATACTATTTAAAGCAGATAATCTAACAAATTATGTACCGGGATCAAATTATATTCTTATAGGTGACAATGAATTTTCTAATTATAAGGATGGTTTTAATTTTCCTATTACCTGGGATAACTTAGCACCAGGCCAATATAGAGTAAAACTTACTAGAACTAGTGTTAGTGATCCTGATTATCAAACAGACTATAGGCATAGTTTTCGTACACAATTTTTATCTGCTACTGCGTTTAAAGCAGGCGTAAGTATACAGCCTCCTAGAGGAGTAGGTATTTGTAGAACTGGCTTAGTAATTGAAAGTAGTGGCAAGGTAAATGGTCAAATAGATGGAGTCAATGCACTAGTAGATACTCTTGGTTGGGATTATGTAACGCAACCCGATAATACGAAAGCTTGGGTAGATTTACAACCAATTAATAATCCAGCTAGTTTATTTTTACATGTTCTTGGGCACTCGGCCAATGCATATAGATTAACTCTTGAAGAACTAATTAATAAGGTAGATCTAGAAGCTATACAAGATTGGCATACTTATTGTAATACAGCTGTAACTAATGTTAGGCCAGTATTAACTTATAATGGTATAGTAAGCAGTACTACCAGCGTATTAGATGTACTAAAAGATATTTGTGCAGCCGGTATGGCTAGTCCTGTATTTATAGATGGTAAATGGTCAGTGGTAATTGATAGACAAAGACCACATGTTGTACAGCATTTTACCCCGCATAATAGCTGGGGATTTGAAGCCACTAAAAATTTACCAAAACTTCCTGATGCACTACGAATAAGTTTTCCTGATGAAAGAAATAGCTTTCAAATCACTGAAATATTAGTATCTAATTTTGGTAAAACTGTAGCTAATGCAAAAATTATTGAAGAAATACAACTACCTGGAATTACTAGAGTAGAACAAGCTAGATATTTTGCTAGATGGCATCTTGCCCAAATGTATTATAGACCAGAAATATTTACTATTAATGTTGATTTTGAATACCTAGTATGTACTCGTGGAGATCGTGTAAAAGTTACACATGATGTACCCCTTTGGGGTTATGGTAGTGGAAGAATTAAATCAATTAGTGCTAGTTTAACGCAATTAACGCTTACAGAGCCAGTTTACTTAGAAGCAGGAAGATCGTATCAAATCAGAATACGTACAGATAATTTAAGTAGCGCAGTAGGTAGTGGCAGTATTGAACGAACAATAGCTACTATATCTACTAGCGGATATTATAGTACTCTAACTTTATCTAGTGCCGTTGATAGCTCGGTAAAAGTAGATGACCTATTTATGGTTGGCGAACTAAATAAAGTTACTCAAGATTTATTAGTACAAACTGTAGCACCTACTAGTAATACTACTGCTGCCTTAACACTTGTAGAGTATACAGATAGTATTTATAATTTTGAATTTAGGCCGTTTGATCCTGTTACTCCGGATTTACCAAGTTATATTCCTCTTATATCTAAACGAATTGGTTCTGACGTTACAAAAAATACTATTGCCAAAAGCCCAACAATAATTAGTGTAGAAAGTAGAACTGAATTTAGTGAACAGCTATCTCAGGGCAATTATCAAAATATTACAATTATTACTTGGGAAAATGCACTCAATTTACCAATTATTGCAGAGAAAGTAGAATTTCAAATTGTACCTGGTAGTGAGCAGTTTAACAGTAGTAAACAATTAGGTATATATGTAGCTAATAAATCAGCTACTAGTTATATTGTAAAAGGGCTTCAAAAAGACCAAGTTTATAAATTTAGAGCTAGATATACAAATGGTACTGGTAATATAGTAGGTCCCTGGAGTACGGAATATAGTTCTACTATAGACGGAAAAAATAATAATCGATTTGTGCCCTACGATGTTAGTATAACTCTTCAAGATACCTTTGTGTATGTTAAACCTATGGCCGATGGTGTACCAGATGATTTTAATACCTATGAATTTAGAATCTATAAACTTCCCGATAATACTAGCGTAGGTGATTTCTGGGACTTAGATCCATCAAGTAATCCAAATATATTAGTAGCTAAAAGTAAAACACAAGCTGTTTTTAATTTACTAGATTTTAAACCATCCAGTACTAATAAAGTAATAAGTAACAGTGGTGTAAGATATAAGATTGCTTGTAGAGCTGTTAATAATACCAATAATTATAGCTATGAAAGCGCGCTAGGCAGTATTTTAATAAAAACAATTCAGTAGGACTTATATATGTCAGTAAGAATTAACCCTGCTTTTAAAGCATTAAATATATATTTTGATTATCCAACAAATGCATTTGATGTAGATGATGTAGACACTGGTATAAATATAGAAGCTGTACAAAATGATATTCGTACAGATTTGCAAGGATTAAAAGTATGGATACGTGCTACTAGCTGGGAAGGCTCACAACCTAATTCTAGTGAATTGTACTATGATGGTCCTTTTCAGGGACAAATTTTAATTGATAAACTAAGCAATACAACTACAGCTCCGCTGGCAGATAATAAGCAGTATTTTATAAAATATGCTTTTATTAGTAAAATTCAACCAACTGAATTTACAATACTGCCAGTATTACCTGGTAATATTTCGACCGAACTTACAGGTACTACACTAGATGCATCAATACCTCTACAAGGATATTTAACACACGATCCTATTGAGGTACCAACAGACGAAGATGGCACTAATCCTGATTTTACAGATTCTACAGGTCAGTTTAAGGTATTTAAGTATAGTGAAGAAATAAATTCATTACCGGAATTAGTGTTTACTATTAAAACAGTTGGTGGAACACCTCCTGTAAGTGTAGCAACTGGAGGTGTTACTGCCACTATTGACACTAGTGGCAACTATGCAATTACCGGAATTACTGATCTAACAGGAACAATAACACTACTAGCAACTTGGACAGATCCTTTAAATTCACTTAATGTTATAACACTAGAAAAGGTCTTAAATGTTGGTAAACGAAGACCAGGACAAACTGCGCCACTAGTTGTAATAACTGCACTACCTGGTATAGCTTTTGCATTATCAGAAAAAGCCTCAGGTTCTACCGTATATCCTACTAGTGGTATTGTATTAACTGCTACTAGTTCTAATATACCTGGTAATCCAGTATATACATGGACATATGATCCTGGTGGTGTAAACAAGCCAGTAAAAGGTACTGGTCCAGGATATACAAATGGATTTTTAACTCACACAAGTTTAAATCAGCTAGAAGATGAGTTAACAATCAATCCTGCTTTTGTTAGTGGATTAACTCCTCCTGTGTCATTACCTTTTAAAGTAACTGTACAAAGTTCTGTAATTGGTACTACTATTAATACTTTTGATATATTAAGCCTATACTATCTTAAAGAAGGTAGTGATGCAGTTTATATGGGTTTAGTTAATGAGAATCAAACTATAACAGTTGATAAAAATAATCAGTATTTAGGGCCACAGCCTATAATAGAAAGTCAAGCCTTAGTGGTAGAAGGCACAGAATTTGTACCAGACAATTTAATTACATTTTCTATTGATAGTCAAAGCGGCTTTGATAATACACTAGTAATTAATACTGCTGCTGGTAGTCCAATAGCTGGAAAACCAAAAGGTTATATACAAGCAACTGCTGTAGAAGCAACACAAGCAATTGGTGTTATTAAAGCCGTAGTCGCTGGAACGACATTTTTAAGAACACTAACAGTTAATAGAGTTAAAGATGGTGCAGATGGCACCAATATTGATGCACAGTTAACAAATGATACACATATTATACCTACTTTAGCTGATGGAACCGGAGGAAACTATACTGGTGCTAGTACTACTATGGAGGTATATAAAAATGGTGAGTTACAAACTACTGGATTCACATTTTATGTTAGCGAACTATCAAATATTCAATATACAGGAACAGGCGGAAGTGTAGGAAGTACAGATATTGGACCAACTAATGGAAACTTAACTATTGTTGGTGGTAAAGCTACCGTAAATATAGTTAATTTAACAGCAGACAGTGGTTATGTAGATATTACAGCTAAACAAACTAGCGATAGTCAATTATACACAGAAAGATTTAGTTTAAGTAAAAACAAAGACGCTGATACAACTGTAGTCTATCAATTAAAAAGCAATGCTAATGCTATTACAAAGGCTAGTGTTGATAGTCTTACCGATGGTGTACATACTCCATCAAGTATAATTTTTACACTATATAAGCTTAAAGGAAATGATGATCCTGTACCGATTGGAGGAGATCCACTATACTATGCACAGTGGAATAGTCCGTCTCAAGCAGAGCCTACAACATATACAGTAGTTCCAGCTTCTGGAGAATTACCTGCAGTCACCTTAACTAATACTAGTGATGTTACTAGTGTTAATGCTAAAATAATGTATAAAAAACAAGACGGCACTTATTTAAGGATTGATAAAGAAGAAATAGGTGTAGTTTATAGTGGTAAAAGCGGTCAAGCTGTAGTTACCTCTTATGCTTTTATACGTACCGATAGTACTCCTAGTACCCCTACAGGAGGAACATATGCTAGTCCTAATCCAACAGGACCTGCAAATGCTGGTGGTACAGGAGTCACTTGGGAAGACGGTATTCCAGCTGACAATGGTAAAGCTCTTTGGGTAAGTATACGTGTATTTACTAGCGATGGTTTAAGTCCCGAAGAAGCTGTTTGGAGCACGCCCTCTAAAGTAGCAGCACCTAGTCAAAGTGCTAGATTTGAATTTACTGATAGTCCAACTGGAAGCGGACCTTGGTCTACAACACCTAGTACAAATTCTATATATGCTAGATATTTAGTAAGCACTGACAATGGATTAACATTTACTGTAGTTGGTGATTACTATAAAATTAAAGGCGAGAATGGTCAAGCTGTAATTACCTCTTATGTTTTTATACGTACTGATAGCACGCCGTCACAACCTACAGGTGGAACATATGCTAGTCCTAATCCAACAGGACCTGCAAATGCTGGTGGTGCAGGAGTTACTTGGCAAGACGGTATTCCAGCGGATAATGGCAAATCCCTTTGGATGAGTTCAAGAGTATTTACTAGTGATGGTTTAAGTCCAGCGCAATCTACCTGGGATACAGCATCTAGAGTAGCAGCACCTAGTCAAAGCGCTAGATTTTTATTTAGCCCAAATGGTACTAGTGATTGGTCTCTAACACCTAGAACAACAGATGAATATGCTAAATTAGAAGTAAGTACTGATAATGGCATTACATGGACAGAACAAGGAAATACTGTAAAGATTAAAGGTGAAGCCGGTACAGATGGCGTTAGTATAGACGTACAGTATAGTACAAATAATAGTAGTTGGGGTTCAGATCCTACCGGAGCTAAATATATTAGAATAGGAACTAAAACACCTCCAGCTACTAATTTTATTTATAGTACGGGAGTTAAATTTGTACCTGAATTAGGTTCAGAATATACTGTAATTAACGGTGTAACAAGCTATCTGCATATTAAATATAGTGATGACGGTGGTACTACTTTTACATCAAATAACGGTGAAACAGTTGGTAGCTATATAGGTACTTTAGTAAACACTACACAAGCAGATAGCACTACTGCTAGTGATTATACATGGGCTTTAATTAAAGGTTCGGATGCAACAGTTACTTTAGGAACTGTTGCTACTGGTACTCCTGGTAGTAGTGTTACTATTACTAATAGTGGTACGGCTAGTAATGCAGTTTTAAACTTTACTATTCCAGCAGGCGCATCAGGTACAGCAGGACGTAGAACAGCCACAGGCTATCTTTATAAAACAGCTGCTACCACTACTGATACCCCTCCACCAGCAGGTCCTAACTTTACTCAGTATACCTTTAGTAGTGGTAATTTTAGTGGAGGTACTGCAGGAGAGTGGAGTTTAACTGCACCAACAGTTGCTGCTAATAATACTAATAGATATTGGGCAGCTAGCTATACTGCTCTAGAAAATGCTTCGGCTACTACAACCCCTACTGATATAAGTACAGGCAGTAATCTTTCTTTTGGATCCCCACAGAAATCAATAACCTTTAGCGGATTAGTTACATTTACAAGTGGAACACAAGTATCGGACGGAACTAATAGTATAGCAGGTTTTAATAGCTCAACACAAATTGATGGGGGCCAAATAACTACAGGAGCAATTAGTGCCGCTAGATTGCAATTAGGACAAAATAGTACTAGTAGTCGAATTGTTTTAACAGATCAAAAAATAGAAATATATGAATCAAATGTATTACGAGTTAAAATAGGAAACTTAGCATAATGGCTTACGGTTTTGAAATATATGATAGTCAAGGCAGAGTAGAATTTAGTTCTACGGAAAGTACTAA